TTGGTTGCAGGAAGAAGGTTTGGTAAATCATACCTTTCCTGTATTGAACTGCTCAGAGGAGCTATCAATCGACCTGGAGAAGTTTATTTTTATTGTGCTCCTACTTATCGTATGGCGAAAGATATTGCATGGAAAGAATTAAAGAAATTAGTGCCGAAAGTTTGGGTTAAAGCTAAGAATGAGACAGATTTAAGGTTAGATTTGATAAATGGATCGAGTATTGAGTTGAAGGGAACGGAAAATGCGATGGCATTAAGAGGTAGAAGTTTAGCTGGTGTTGTATTAGATGAAGCAGCATTTATGGATCGAGATGTGTGGGCTGAAGTAATTAGACCTGCATTGGCTGATAAACAAGGGTGGGCTTTGTTTATTAGTACTCCTGATGGTACTGCAAGCTGGTTTTATGATATGTGGTGTTTTTGTGGTGAACAGGAGTGGGATGATTGGCAAAGATGGAGTTTTACTACTATTGAAGGGGGTAATGTTAAGAAGGAAGAGGTCGAAGCAGCTAGAAATCAATTAGATCCGAGGACATTCAGACAGGAATTTGAGGCTAGTTTTGAGAACTTAACTGGTCTTGTTGCTGTAAGTTTTAGTGATGAGAATATAGATAGAGACATTCAGGATTTACATATGATGCCTTTGTTGTTGGGATTAGACTTTAACGTAGACCCAATGGCAGGAATTTGTGCATATAAGCATGACAATAACCTCTATGTGTTTGACGAGATCATGCTAACGGGTGGTGCTACCACTTGGGATTTTGCAGAAGAGGTCGTTAGAAGGTATGGAGTAGATCGAAGAATTATTGCTTGTCCTGATCCTACTGGTAGTGCAAGAAAAACAAGTGGGGTAGGGGTTACAGATCATACAATTCTTAGAAGATCAGGTTTTACTGTTATGAGTCCTAAAAGTCCGTGGAAAATAAGAGATAAAATTACTGCTGTTAATACTGCTTTACTTGATGCAAATGGCAATCAAAGAACTTTTATTCATCCAAGATGTAAAGAATTGATAAAAGCACTTAGAACTCTTACTTATGCACCTAATACTGGACTTCCTAATAAAAATCTAGGGGTTGATCATGCGTTTGATGCTTTTGGTTATCTTTGCCTACAACAATTTAATTTGGCAAAACCAGAGACATTAGGGCAGACTGCGTTTAGAATATATTAAGAACTACCTAATTCTTACTATGTACCATTCTACGACTAAGAAAAAGAAGAAGAAAA